ACGACTGCAGGAGAGGCCGCGCATTTTTCTATCGTTCTTTAAATTCTACTATCATGTCTGATACTAAACAACCCTTTTATAAGTCGAAGGCGTTTTGGACGCTCGTCTCGTCCATTGTCGCCGCTTTGGCTGCCTTTTTCTTGTCCTCGTGTTCTGCACAGGCAAAGGTTGCTCGAACAGGTGTTCATATTGATACTGTTCGCGTAGACTATATTATTCGTTCGAACAATTTTTCGCTTCCGTAATATGAGACTTATTGATTTCAAGTCTTACGTCGAGCCTGTTTCCACAGGTGCTCTGCTTGGTGCTGCTGCTGTTTCGGCTGGCGGTCAGGTCGCTTCTGGCTTATTCAAGCCCTCGCTTAAGAGACAATGGAAGTATCAGCAGAAACAAATGAAGCTTCAACAGCAGTACGCTTTGGAGCAAATGCAAAAACAAGGTGAAATCAACTATGCTAACTGGCAGAAACAGTTTGATTATGAGAATGCTTACAATGACCCCACGAAGGTTTTCGATCGTTACTTGAAGGCCGGCGTTAGTCCTGCTGCTGTCTTAGGCTCTTCAGGCGTCGGCGTCAATGCTACTATGTCTGGCGGTTCCTCCGGCTCCGTTGGCGCTTCCGGCCCTTCAGGCGGCTCTTTTGACTTCTCCAGTCCTCTGTCTCCTGGCGCTGGTTCTGCTGTTGCAGGTGTTGCTCTCGAAGCCATGGGTGTTAATTCGACCATCGAACGCAATAAGGCTGCCGCTAATCTCGATAATGCCCAAGCTGATGATATTCGTAACAGGATGCCCACCAGGGAACAAGGTCAGGCCCTTATCGAACTCGAGAAGCAACTAAAGCGAGCTAACATTGGTAGTCAGTCTTCGCTCGCTCGTTATTATGGCGAGTTGGCTATCAATCAGGAGGCCTACAATAAGTATGCAGACCTCGCTGCCACGTATGATTTCCAGCGCATTCAGGCTGCTTATGCTGAACAGGTTGAGCGCACTAAGCGTATTCGCGCTGAAAACGATGCTGAGATTCCTCTCCTCGAACAGTCTGCTGCTGCCAACCTTGCCTATCTTCGCGCTGTTGCTGATGCCGCTAAGGCTTCCGCACGCGAGTCCCGTTCTCATGCTGATATTCTTGACATTCAGCAGAAGGATATGCAACGCATGTTTGAAGTCACCTGGGATACCCCTGTAAAGGTTCCCCTGGTCAACGAGAAGGGTGAGCCCACTGGAGAATTTGAGGAGATTACAGGTCGCGAATATTACTCTTATCTTCGTGGCCTTGAGCTTGGTGAAGGTCGTCAGAGCCTGTCTGGTAACTGGTTTACCATTCGCAAGAATAAGAACGCTCTGTTTTATGATGTTACAAAGGCTTTCGCTACCGCCGCTGGCATCGCCGGCGCCTCCTATGTTGGTCGCAAGGCGGCAGGCCCTGCCGGCCCAGAAGGTTATGAGGAAATGAGAGAGTTTTACGGCCCTGACGGAGATCAGATCGGGGCCACACATACTCGTCGCAGTATGTTTAGGCGAAATTAGACAACTTTTTCGACTTTTTGAACTTTGTGTTCCAATCCCCGTGTCGTACATTTGTATTGTAACCAATAACCGTATTATTATGAAAAGAAACAAACCTAGCCTCGATCCCCTTTACCTGGATGCCGCAGACTATATTTTCGTTGAGTGGCTTGTTCGGAGCGGCTATTATTCGAGATTCAAGAATAACTTTATCAGGGACAACCCCGATTTTGACAGTGCCCGCGAGGGCATTCGAGTCTGTCTTTCCAGGCTTTTGCGTAGTAGGATTTTATCTTTCCGCGACGCTGTTTCTTCGTCCTTCCTGTTTCTTCGCTCACCTGAAGGCGTAGACTTTTGGTGTTCGGTCGATCAAGAGTGGCGAGCATTTCTCAGACATCTTAATTTTAACTTTTAATCTTATTTTTATGAGTCAAATTCATGTAGTTCTTAGTCGTATTAATCCTGCTCTTGCGATTGATCTTGTTCGATTGGGTCGTCTCGAAGACGGTCAATTTGTTCAGCTGCCTCTTGATCTTTTTCAGGGTACCCCTGTTTCTGACTTGATCAGATTGACGGATATTTCCGATTCAGCCCATTTGCAGCATAAGGATGTTTCGCGCCTTGTCTCGTCGCTTTCCTGTTACCCTGGCTTTAGCCTTGATTATTTTGACAACACACTTGTAATTGTTTTTGATTATAACTTAGCTGAAAATGAAGTCCCGACGTCGAAAGAAGACCCGCGGCCGTAAAACTGTAACCCGGCCGTTACTGGGAAACGTTCTTTAGTTTTTGATCGTAAATTGATTGGCTTTTGCCGATATACAGAGTTGCGCTGCCGTTAAGAATGGCCGAGTGATGATTTCCAATACCGAAGGTATCGCGGACGCGAGGCCGAGGTCTTGAAATCTCGCAGGCCATTTAGGCGCGCGGTTTTCGCGCTCAAAAGTACCGTCTTTTGAAGCGCATGATAATATTTGACGATTATGGATATTTTTGATGCGTTTCGCCCGCAAACTTCTCCTGTTGTTGAAGGTCGGCCCCTTAGTTATTCCGTTGCAGCCTATCGTGGTAAAAAGCGCGTTGTTATCGCTTGGTTTTCCGACGAGACCTCCGCCTTTGATTTCGTCGCTCGTTGTCGTATTGATCGCCCTGACGTTAAATACGATTGCGTTAAAAGTCTTTTCTGATGGCATGCCTTTCTCCTATATGGATTCGCAACCGCCGCTATTTTGACAAGAAGAACCCCTGTCGAAATGGTTCTGACGTTGCGAAGTCTGCGCTTGCTCTTCGTCCCTGGGATATTGCCCGCCAGTGGCTTATGGTCCCGTGTGGCAAATGCGAGGATTGTCTACGTCGTCAGCGTAATGATTGGTTCGTTAGGCTTGAGCGCGAGCTCGCTCGATGTAAGGCTGAGCATCAGCAGGCTATTTTTATTACAATAACTATAGCACCTAAATATTATGACGAGGCGCTGCTAGACCCTTCCAGATTTATTCGACGATGGAATGAACGTGTCCGTCATAAGCTTGGTCATTCCTTCAAGCATGCGTTTTTCCAGGAGTTTGGTACTCACCCAGAGACAGGATCGGCACCGCGCCTTCATTTCCACGGCTTTCTTTTTGGAACTAATTGTCTGTACAACGAAATCAGATCGGCTGTTCGTGATCTCGGTTTTGTTTGGCTTGCGAAAGGTACACATAAGCGTGCGCGATACGTTGTTAAGTATGTCACTAAGCAGATCTATTTTGACCCTGCAGAAATTATTAATCAGAACGTTACTTTAGATGGAAAAATTACTTCTCTATCCGCTCTTCTTCAACATCGCCGTTATACGAGAAAATTCGTATCTGCTGGTGTTGGTGATTATCTCGGCTATATGCCTCGCCCTTCTGCCCGTATTTCGTCGTGGTCTTATTTTGATAGTAGAAGCGGTGTCGATTATAAATATTCGATTCCTCGATATTATCTTCGATATCTTAAACAGAAAGACGAAATCCGTCGTTCGGTGGCCGCTGCTGACGCTTATGCACGCTTCAGCAAGTCTCCTTTGGTTCAGCATGTTGTTGCTTTGTGTGCTAAACGGTTCGATTTCGATACCTCCTTATCCCGTAGAGAGACATATTCGTGGGAAACGAAGCAAATGATGCGCTTTTCCGCATCTTCGCGAAAAATGCCCGATTTTGACCCTCCTGCTTGGTTAGATCTAGACATTCTCCAATTTTGGAGAGATCACTATAAACTTCAACTTCTTATTTAATTTATGGGAAAACAACCTTTTATTTCACACTCTGTAAATGGTTACTCTCGCTATGATGTTCCTGAGAGTAAAGCTTTTACGTGCACACCGGGTATTTTGTATCCGGTGCGAATCGATTTCATTAATGCTCGAGACCGCGTATCTATCGAGCAGGGGATTGATGTTCGTAGTAATCCCCTCGCTGTTCCGTCATTCAATCCTTATACTGTTCGGCTCCATCGCTTCTGGGTGCCTCTTCAGTTGTATCATCCTGAGATGAGAACGAACGGTAGCAAGTTTGATATGAACGATTTGAGCTTAAATTTTGTTGCCGCTTCGTCTACTGGCTCATACGAGTTCACGACCAATAATTATCCTTATTCTAATTCACTGCTTCGTTGGCTGCGTATTATTCCTGCTTCTATTCCGACGCCCACCTCCAGTAATGTTCCCGTATCGGCTAACCTTACAGCTGCTCAATTGACATATCCTTTAGGTTGGTGTAACGCCGACTCTTATCTTGCCTATTGGGATATTGTTCGTAACTACTACGGCTATTCCCAGTGGGGACTCTATTCCTTTGCTTGGCCCGGTAGCTGGTATTTCATCCCTAACAGCACTGGATCTGCTTATAGTGTTCTTCAATTCAATGGAGAAGCATCGTTCTTTTCGCAAAGGTTTGGTAATCTTGAATTTTTGGACGCTTATTTTGAGAGTCAGTTCTACCCTTCAGCCGTCTCTTCCTCGAATAATACGTATAATAGAGGGAACCTTTTTTCTCAGATACTCCTTTCGGACCTTGGTGCAACGATTACCGCTTCTAAGGATGGTTACCCTGTTTCTTCTATTTATCCCGGAAATACCCATTTGACTGAAGCGGGACCCGCGAATCAATTTTCTATCACCCCAAGTTCTACAACTGTTACCACTTTAGGGTCTTTCCTCGTGGCCCATCCGATGGCCGTTATACCTTCGAATCCCGATCGTTACAGTCGGCTACTTCCTGTCGGTAGTGCTGCGGGAATATCTATGTCTGGTGTTACCACTATACCGCAGTTAGCCATCGCCTCGCGACTTCAGGAATACAAAGATTTACTCGGTGCCGGCGGTTCTCGTTATAGCGACTGGTTGGAAACATTCTTCGCATCAAAAATTGAGCACGTTGATCGGCCTAAATTGCTTTTTAGTGCTTCACAGACGGTTAATGTTCAGGTTGTTATGAATCAGGCTGGTGTTAATAACTTCGACACCGAGGGCGGTTCTCCTGCCCTTGGTCAGCAGGGCGGCTCTATTGCTTTCAACGAACGCCTTGGTCGTCGTCAATCTTATTATTTCCGTGAGCCTGGTTATATGATTGATATGTTGAGTATTCGCCCTGTCTACTATTGGGCAGGCGTTTACCCTGACTACCTCCATTACACCGGCGCTGATTATTTTAATCCCATTTATAACGACATTGGATATCAGGATGTCCCTGGCTTTCAATTCGGCTTTGGAACTACTTCAGCCTCAGAGGCTGTAGCTTACGAACCCTGCTTCAATGAGTTTCGATCCTCCTACGATGAAGTTCTTGGTCAGTTGTCTTTCTTTCAAGGCCATTCTGGTTCCGTACCTCTTTATTCTTATTGGGTACAACAGCGTGTTTTGTCTGCAAGTTATAACAAGTATTACTCTCTCTTGTTTGTAGATATCGCTCAGGTAAATTCTCCGTTTGCCTCCGAACTGGAAGACAATTTCTTTGTTAACCTCTCGTATTCTGTTCAGAAGAAGAATTTGGTAAATAAAACATTTGCAACCCGTTTGTCTAATCGTTAACACATTGACTCTATGGCACTTGATTGGTTACTTGAAGACTCTCCCGCCTACGTTTCTCGCGGTCAGCGTATTTTGTCTGTTCTTGACGGCTCTGGCTCTGTTGACGTTCTCCCTGGCCGGCCGGATCTCCCCGCAGAGCAGTCTGATTGGGATAAGGGTGAACGCTACAATCCTGACCTTGATTTTGACCCTAATTCCTTTTCCCGCATGGATAAGTTCGACGGCCTAGAAGTTGGTCAGGAACTTATTGATTCAGAGCTGGATAGATCGAAGTCCGGTTCTAAGACTGCTAATTCTGAAGAAAAATAGTACAGTCTTCACTTGACGATATATGTTACGTGCGCGGACCCCTTCTGCGAGAGTCCGTGAATCGCTGAAGGTTATTGGTAACGACTGCAGGAGAGGCCGCGCATTTTTCTATCGTTCTTTAAATTCTACTATCATGTCTGATACTAAACAACCCTTTTATAAGTCGAAGGCGTTTTGGACGCTC